AATTAGAGGCAGAATTGAGGTCTCTCATTGATGAAAATAACGCTATCGAAGTTGAGAAAGTAGATAGATACTTGAACTTGGTAGGTATTTTTTATGAACTAGATAAATCCATCAAAAAAGAAGGTGTGATGGTACTTACCAAAAATGCAAGTCAGACATTCTTAAAAGAAAATCCAGCAGTAACCAGCAAAACAAAAGTGAACGCTTCTCTAATCAAGCTGGATTCATTCTTTGATAAAAAACGTGAAGAACTTGTGGCCAAACAAGCTAAAAGTAACGACATTGACGAGGACGACTTCGTTTGATACAAAAATACGTAGATGCCTACGTTGAAGATTTTAAGTCTGGTAGAATTGATGTAAACGAGGAGCGCAAAGAACTCTTTGAATATCTTGAACATGAGATAGAACCAAGAGTAAAGAGTGGTGAGATTTACTTTGACGAGAAAAAGATAGAAGATTGTATTGGTTATATCGAGAAGTGGTTCTTTAAACTAGAGCCTTTCCAGAAATTCTTGATACCATTTATCTTCTTGTTCTTTAAAGAGAATGGTTTAATAGTCTTTCGTAAGTTCCTATACATGATGGCTCGTGGTGGAGGGAAGAACGGACTCATTTCTGGTATCTGTAGTTTCCTATTAACGCCCATGCATGGGATAAAGAATTATAATATCTCTATTGTAGCTAACAGCGAAGATCAAGCGAAGACGAGTTTCCATGAAATCTATTCAACCATTGAAGAACATGAGAAGCTTAAGAAGTTGTTTTATCCAACGAAGTCTGAAATCCTAAATAAGCAGACGAAGAGTGTTATTAAATATCGCACATCAAACGGGAACACCAAAGATGGTCTGCGTGATGGTGCGGTTATCTTTGATGAAATCCACCAGTATGAAAGCAACAAAGATGTTCGGGTACACTTATCTGGTTTAGGTAAGGTTGCGAACCCTAGAGAGTTCTATATCGGAACGGATGGTTACGTCCGAGAAGGATTTATTGATAAGATGAAAGAGAAGGCTAAGAATGTTTTGTCTGGTAAGGCTAGATGGAACTCATTGTTTCCTTTTATCTGCAAAATAGATACCATTGAGCAAGTGGACGACAAGACCAAATGGCAACTTGCACAGCCAATGTTTCACGAGCCAATGAGTGCTTATGCTGCTAACTTATTTGAAACGGTTCTGGAGCAGTATGAGGACTTACAAGACGACCCTTCCAACCGTGAAGAGTTTCTTACAAAACGTATGGACTATCCTATTGTGGACACAGAAAGAAGTGTAGCTACGTATGAAGAGTTAGTAGCAACTAAACGATGGTCTGAACCATACGAAGGACAGAAGTGCATAGGCGGTTTTGACTTTGCTTCTACTCGTGACTTTGCAGCGGTCGGTCTGTTGTTTAAGAGTGGTGATGATTACGTGTGGAAGACTCACTCATTTGCCCGTAAAGAGTTTGTAGATGCAACTTACGGATATAGCAAACCTAAAGATACTATTAATGGGAAACGCCAATTCGCCCCTATCAGATTGTGGGAAGAAAAAGGTTGGCTAACCGTGGTTGATACGCCTACTATAGACCCCCGATTAATTGTTAACTGGTTTGTGGAACAGAGAGATCTATACGCATTTGATATAGATACCATCTTAGGGGACTACTTCCGTATGGATTTACTACGTCCTTTGTTCCTTGATGCAGGGTTTGAGCAAGTGATCCGAGAGGCTGATAGGGAAAGAATACCGTCAGGCTATCGATTAGAGGTTATCCGCAACCCTAGAGCAGTAGATAGCTTGCTTGCTCCTAGAGTGGAGAATGGTTTTGCTAGTTATAAGATATTGTTTGGTGAAAATGATATGATGCGCTGGTATACTAATAACGTCCTACGGCATTTAAAATCAGATGGTAACGTTGAATATATCAAGAAAGAAGATGTCAGACGGAAGACAGACGGCTTTAAAGCCTTCCTGTGTGCAATGTATCGTGTTGATGAATTAAATGAACCTAGCTATGCATTTGATGAATTCTACGACGATATCATGGAATGGTACGGTTAGAGGAAATTTTTAAATTTTATTTTAATATAATAGACTTAAAGTAGGAGTAAGGAAGGCTAGACAGCACCACCTGCTAAAACGGTTTACCTCATTTCAATTTCAGGTCTAGGCCCTGCAGTTCGATTCTGCTGACTCCTATTGATAGTCCTTAGCTACCATCGGGGCTATCAGGTTTCGATTCGTAAGAATCTCCTTTATTTTTGGGACACCTTAGGGTGTCTTTTTAATGTAATATAAAGTGTTGCAACAACGGAAATTACAATGTTTTATTGAGATAAAATAGTATTGTGGACATGGAAGGCAAAGAGCGCCTTCCTTTTTTTATTACCACTAGGAAGGAGGAAACTATGGGGATAATCAATTATATTTTTCAACGTGGCAAGCAGAAAGTTTCTTATGACTTTGACGGGTTGTTTGAGAATATCCAACAAAACGCCATGAAGTCTATCGCATTAGAAACTTGTGCAAACTATATCGCACGCACTTTTTCTAAATCATCCTTCCTATTCGATGGTGATGCCAAGAGCAAAGCGGAACATTGGGGGTATCGTTTCAATAACCTTGCCAATCCAAACCAGACTGCTACTGAGTTTTGGTCTAGCTTTGTTAAGACACTTATTCAAAACGGTGAAGCTCTAGCCTATGTCAATAGTAACCATGAAATGTTCGTTGCTGATAGTTACGTGCGCAACCATCAGATGACTGGTGATACGTTCAAAATTACGGTAATCCAAAACATCCCAGTCAATATCGATGCTACCAGAGAAGAAGTGCTCTTCGTAGAGGTCGAGAATGACGATTTAAGGGCGTTTGTCAACGACCTGTGGGAAGATTACGGAACTGTTCTTGGAAAGCTACTACAGAGCCAAAAAACGGCAAATCAGCTACGTTTCCACATGGAGATACCAAGAGATAGCGTAAGAGAACGTGCTAGAGAGTTGGCAAACCGATCAGAAGCAACTGGTGACGATAAGACCAACAAGAAAGATAACTTCGTGACAGCGGTTAAGAAGAAGTTAGAAAACGATTCTGTTGTTCCTATCATCTTACCGAACGGTGCGAAGTATGAAGAGTATCGCTCGCAAACAAGTTCTAAGGTTTCATATATTGAAGATATTGCAAAAATGAAAATGCAATACATCAACGATGTGGCTGATATCCTTGGTATTCCTAACGGGCTTATCCACGGAGACTTAGCCGACAATCAAAAGAATTATGATACATACATCACTACCGTTATTGAGCCTCTGGCTAAGAAGATTGCTTCAGCTATGACGCATATCGTCTTCACTAAAGCAGAGGTAACAAAAGGCAACAACATCCGTTTGGTCGGTTTTAAAAACTACGACCTTTTTTCTTTGTCTTCTAGTATCGATAAATTGCTTAGTTCTGGTTCATTTACAAGAAATGAAATCAGACAGGAGCTTGGATATAAACCAGTTGAAGGCGGTGATAAATTCTTGCTTACGAAAAATTATATGGAGTTAGACTCCATAGGAAAGGATAACCATGAAAAGAATGGAGATTAACGGTGTCATTGTAAACGACAACGATAAATCAGTTTATGAATGGTTTGAGCAGAGCGCTACATGTCCGAAAGATGTCAAGGAGTTCTTGGCAACATTAGACGGTTATGAACCTATTCAAGTTGCTATTAATTCTCAAGGTGGTTCTGTTTTTGCAGGTAGTGAAATCTACACGCTCCTTAAATCTTACCAAGGAGAAGTAGAAGTTGTGGTAACAGGTCTTGCTGCAAGCATCGCAAGTGTCATCATGATGGCTGGAGATAAAATCAAAATGTCACCTACAGCACAAGTCATGATCCACAATGCAAGCATGGTCGCACAAGGAGACTACCGAGACTTATCTCACGCAAGTGAAGTGATTGAAAATACTTCAGTATCTCTTGCTGACCTTTATCAGCGCAAAACTGGAAAACCTATTGAAGAAGTACGGGAGCTAATGGATAAAGAAACATTCTTTACCGCTGAACGTGCTTTGGCAATCGGCCTAGTAGATGAAATCCTATTCATGGAATCAGCACCAGCCGTTGTCGCTTCCTTCGGTGCTATTTTCCCGCAGGATAAAATCATGGAACTAAAAGCAAGTATGGAGCAAAGTGAACAGCTCAATATCCTACTTGTCCGCATTGAGGCTTTAGAGTCTAAACTAGCTGGTTCATGGGCTGTTCAAAACCTGAACTCAAACGGTGATATTGTATCTCAGATTAATACTGTAGGTAGTAACGTCCGCATCCAAGGGGAAGCTATCCGTTTGCTAGAGCAATTTGAAAAACCTTCAACTCCGAAGGCAGAAGAGGAAGCTGTACAACATGATGTACTAGCTGACTATTTATTTTATTAAAGAAAGGACTATCCAATAAATGACAATTAATCTTACTAAACTACCACGCTATCAAGAAGCAGTGGCAAAATTCACAGAAGCTGTTGGAAACAATGTTGATTCTGAACAGCGCAACGAACTATATGCAGCAGCTATGTCAACAATGGGAGAAGAACTCCTTGAAGTTGTGTCAGAAGCAAGCAAAAAAGAAGCAGAAGAACTCTTTAACACATTCCAAAAGAATCCTAAGATGTCTGCTAATGAAATCAAATTCTTCAACGAGATCAACAAGAATGTTGGTACTAAGAATGGAGCGCTTCTTCCAGAAGAAACAGTAAATCAAGTATTTGATGAATTGGTTCAAGAACATCCATTGCTTTCTATCATCAACTTCAAAAACGCTGGAGCACGTTTGAAAGCTCTTACTGTTAAAACAGAAACTGGTACTGCACAATGGGGCAAGATCAGCGATGAAATCAAAGGTCAGCTTGACGCTACTTTTGAAGAAAAAGGCTTCGAGCAAAACAAACTTACTGCATTTGTGGTAATTCCTAAAGATGCATTGAAGTTTGGCGCCACTTGGTTGAAACAATTCGTTATGGAACAAATCAAAGAAGCTATGTCAGTAGCTCTTGAAGATGCTATCGTAAACGGAACTGGTGAATCTAAACCAGTAGGGCTTATCAAAGACCTTTCTAAAGGTACTGTACAAAGCGATAAAGTTGTTTACAGCACTGATAAAGAATCACTTGCGAGCCTTGCAACATTGACTCCTGAAACTGCTGCTAAACTTCTTGCACCAGTTATGAAACACCTTTCTGTATCAGACAAAGGTAACTACTTGAACATCGCAGGTCAAACTTACTTGCTAGTAAACCCTGCTGATTACTATGGATTGGTTGCACAATTCACTTACTTGAACGCTCAAGGTGTTTACACAGCAGTCCTCCCATTCGGTATCCAATTGGTTGAATCTAAAGCTATTGCTTCTGGTAAAGCTATTGCCTTTGTAGCAAACCGCTATGATGCATATATCGGTGGTGGTGTAGCATTGGAAGAATTTGACCAAACATTGGCTATTGACGACTTGCAATTGGTTACTGCTAAGTCTTACTGGTACGGTAAAGCGAAAGACAACCACGTTTCAGCACTCCTTACACTTGCGGGTGGATAAGAAAGGAGTAGCCTATGAAGGTTAGAGTATTAAAGGGTTTCGAAGACTTCGATGCGGGCGTTATTCGTCAGGCAGGAGAAGTCTTTGAAGCTACCAAAGTACGCTTTAAAGCACTACAAAGCGCCCTACCAATGGACTTTGTAGAAGAGGCGGAAGAAGAAATAGAGGAGTAAAAGAAGCATGGCTATTGATACAGCTAATTTCGCAGGAGAAAACCTACAAGCATTCAAAAATCGTATGCGCATTACAAGCGAAGACGAAGATGAACGCTTAAAAAGAATGTTAACCTCTAGTATCGTAGCCACTACTTCACTTGTCGGAGCAACAGAACTTGATGAAATGCTGACAGAGTTAACCTTTGAACGTGCTAGATATGTCTACCATGATGCATTAGATGAATTTCAAAAGAATTATGCAGATGAAATTGAACTACAGACCTTCCTCAATTCATTGAAGGAGGGATGATATGCTGAGAAAAAAATCTATTAAAGATGAAAAGGTAGACAACGGAAAGCTAAACACAATGGTTATTTTCTCATCAGCAAAACCAAAAGGAAGATTGCCTAGCCAAGCGCAAGA